AGCGTTCCGGCCTGACCGACAGTGGAAGCCGCGAAGATGCGGTCAGCGTCGCCAGCGTCACCCACGTTGATCGTCACGGTCGGCGAACCGTTCGTGTCGATGTCGGTGGCTTCAAGCGTTGCGCTCGTCAGGCGGAAGCCCTTGGGCACTACACCGAAGTTGAAGGCGTCAAGGTTGGCAGCGGCAGCCGTGATGGAGACTTCCCAATAGAAGGTCATCGTGTTGCCGGGAGTTGCGCCGACGAACGCCTTCGGCGAGTTGGCGTACTGTTTGGAGGTATAGGTAGGCATTGGTTTTGGTCCTCACCAAAGAGAAAAGGAAAAGCGGCCAGCTATAAGCCAGCCGCTCAAACTTAGTCAGCCACGCCTGACGAATAGACGGTGACAATCCCCTGCTGCTTCGACGCCGAGCTAGACCCGGTTCCGAAATGCAGCTTGGCAATGCCGCGCAGTTCTTCGATAGCCACGCCCGGACGGAACTTGTAGTCCGCCGTCATGTCGGTGATCGGCATCGGTTCCTGACCCCAAGCAACGCCCATCGCCTGCTGGCCACAGAGGAAGCCGGGCTCGACCGGAATCGAACCGTTACCAGCCGTCACGAAGATGCTCGACGTGGTGATCAGCGTCGAAATCTCTTCAATCTGGCGGATGATGACGCCGTCAATGATGAGATCGCCGTCCTGGAACAACGGGTTGTTGTCCATGCCGTTGTTCTCGCGAGCGCGAGCGTCACGGTTGGCGTTCGTCATGTTCGAGTCCGACTTGAGGTCGCGGAACGCGCGAGCGCCCACGAACATCACGAAGTACTCGCGACCGTCTTCCAGACGGAACGGACGAATGGCCGGCGAGGCATTCTTTGCCATGCGCTTTGCAAGGCTGATCTGCGCGACCGTCAACTTGTCGTTGGTGCTGTCAACAGCGCCAAGACCCGTTGCATGGGTTGCCGAGTAGTTGCTCGTGGCCGCACCGTAGAGGATGCGGTCAGAGTTGGCAGCGGACCACGTATTGTAGTTCGCAGCCGTTGCACCCGTGACAACCACGTTGCCGTCAGTGTCAACGATGTCAGTCGCCGGAATGCTCGACGTGGTGACCGTGGGGCCAGCCATGTACTTAATCATGTCGGCACGGAGCGTGTCGGCAGACCAGAGCTTGAGCATGTCGCGACCAGCGTTCAGCAGGTCGATTTCCGTCTTGTACGACGTGGACTTCGGCACCTTTACGGCGTTACGAATCCAGTCAACCGAGATGGCGCAGTTGTAGTTGCCAAGCTGCTCTTCCTTGCCGTCTAGCACGCCAGAGCCACGAACGCCAGCGGCGTTGAGCTTGGTGATAAGCGGGATGTTGAGCGTTTTGCCAGCTTCGCTAGCGAGTTCGTACATGGTGCAGATGACCGAAGTCTTCTTGCGGCCCATGTAGGGAAGGAAGCCAGACTCGCGAACGTATTCTGCGAGGTAGTCCTTGGACCAAACTTGTTTTTCCAAGGCAGATGAAAGGGCTGTCTCAGCCATAGCAGTGTGTCCTTATTTGAACACTGCGTTGAACGCCTCCCCTGGTCCGACCGGAACGTTCGAGGTCTTACCCCCGGCGCTTGGTGCGGATGCGAGTGACGGTCGTGGCAGTGTCGATGGTTGGGGATATCCCGACACACCTGCGCTCTGTGGCTGCTGAGTTCCGGCTTTCACGTATCCGTTGGCCTCGGCCCATTTCTGAGCGTAAGCGTCGGGGTCGTCGTCGCCGATCTTCTGCAGTCGTAGAGTTCGCTGGTGTTGCGAGACCACGTAGTCATAAGGGTCGGGCTGACGTTGGATTTGCTGCCAAATGCCGGGGTTCTGCTGCAGTTCAGACTGCAACCATTCCTCGGCGGCTTTGACTTTCTCTGGACCGTGGTGCCGTGTTGCGGCGACCAGACTGGCGTTTGTAATTGCGTCCCAACGAACACGCTCAATGCGTTCGTTAAGTGAGCGTTCGAAGGCTTCCGGGTCCGCTATGGGATCCAGTGCCTGGGGAGGACGACGTGTCGCCTCCTCATACTTGCGCCGCATGTCTTCAAGCTCTCGCTCGTACTTTTGGCGCTTCTCTCGCTCATCCAGAACTGCGGCCATCGGAATGTATCCAGGCGGCGGCTGTACGGGCGCGCTGCTCGGCTGTGATGGTGCAGGCTCTGGTGTCAGTGCGGGCTGCGTTTCCGCAGGCGGCTCTGGTGCAGGCGGTGGGGCTTCCACGGGCTGCGAATCTTGTTTAGACGCAAATCGTCCAGTCTCGTCTCTCGGTTGGTCGAGAAACGACAGCTTATCCTCTGTCATTCGTTTCCTTGAGTGTCGCCCGGTGAAGCCCGGCGGCGGCTATGCAACGCCCTTACGATGGCGGCTCGCTTCGCCCCGCTAACTCAGCAGGAGCAAATCCTCATCATCCTCGTCGTCAATCTCGCGAAGCCGTTTGGCCTCTGCGCGAACGAGAATGTAAAACTCGTTTATCTCGTGGAGCGCCGCTTGCAGCGCATCCAGTTCAGCAAGTCGAAGCGCGAGCCTTGCAGCCTCTAACGCTTCCCTCGCCTGATCCTGCACAGCCTCCGGGGCTTGCAGCAGAGGTGCCTGCTCGACCTCCTCGATGAAGCGGACAACGTCGCGTTCCTTGTCGCGACGCTTGTTGCGCTTCTTGTAGTAATACGGGTTCCAGCCAATGACTGAGCCACCCGTGTCACCGACATCAGGCGGAATGCCACCCGGCACACTCCCGATCTGGAAAGCGTCAACCTGAAATGCTGACGCTTGGAACACGGCCTATCTATTTCCGGCAGACAAGGTTGGCGATGATGTCCTGCGCCGCTTCCTTGTAGTTCTGCAGCGCGAACTGCTGGTATTCCTGATTACGGGTCATGAGCGACTGATGCATGGAATAGCCCCATGTGCACTCGAAGTCGCACGTGTAGCCGTTCGGGTTCCACTCACTGTCAGAGTGCGGGGCCTGTGCCTTGCGCCACTCTTTCGACAGGTAATAGAAGCCCATCTCGCTAAACGGCTCGCAATGCGTCGGGTCGCCATAGAAGCGGTTGGATGCCCAGTGCGGGAAGATGAGGCTTGCCTTGGCCCCAGGCTGCAGCACACGGTGCAGTTCGTTGAAGAAGTGCACACGCTCCCACTTGCCATTCTGGTTAGTCAGATGCTCGAGGAAGTGGCTGCTGTGGGCCTCGTCCACTGAGTTGTCAGCAAAGGGCCACTTCTCGCCGCCGATGCGGAACACGCTGTCCACACCCGGCATGGCATATTGGTCAACGCCGTGGAAGCCAGGCTTCTTGTTGCTACCACACCCAATGTCCAGCTTGATAGGCGTCGTCAAGACAGGGGCCGGTGTTGCTGCTTCGGTCTGCTTCTTCTGGGCCTTTGCCACTGAGAATTTCCTTCACCTTGTCGAAGTCCGCTGTGAAGCGGTCCCGACCGTTGATCTCCACGTAATAGTCACCGCCATACCAGATGACGACGACCGTATCCCCCTTCACCACATCGTGTCCGAAGCATGATCGTAGTGGCCGACCAGCACGCTGCAGTCGATAGCCGCGCGATAGCCATACTTGCGAGCATCCCCCCAGAAAAACAGGTCCTGCGTTCCCACGCCTTCCTTGCTAGCCAGCGTCTTGAACCAAGGCTTGCGAAGCCGCTCATCCTTGAACATGGACGTGCGCCACAGGTTGAACCCCATGCCCGTCCCGCAGCATTCCACTAGCTCGCCGGCCACCGGCGGCTGCGGCCTGAAGTTCAGCACCGGGTCCTTCGGGTCGCCCCATATCTGAGGCACGCCGCCTTCACCCTTCGTCCAGTACAGCCCGCCGATGCAGGCATATTCGGGATGCGCTTCCATGCGCTCTATGAGCTTCAGCACACCATCAGGCGGCGGGCAGTTGTCATGCTCCAGCGTCAGGATGTATTCCCACTGGCTCAGGTCTGGATGCGCCAGAACCTGCTCAATAGCTTGGCTGTAAGCTTCCCCGACTTCCATCCCAAGGCACAGCATCCGGTGCACTGCCTGGTTGGGCGGAAAGATCAGGTTCCAATGGCTTAGTGCCACCTTGGCCGGGATCATGGCAGCAGAGGGAAGCATCAGCACAATGCGCTGCTTCTTCCAGCTTGCGGCCTTCAGAATGCGGCCACGGCTTAACTCTAGATCGCGGTTGTGTCTACCGGCGAAATCATAACTGACGATCTGCGCTGCCTGTGTCATGCAATCCCGTATTGCTGCTTAAGCCCGTCCACTAGGGTCTGAAATAGCGCCTGAATGACGGCCAAATCGCCCGGTGGGGACATAGCAAATGTATCAATGTTTTCCTGCTTCACGAAAGCCCGCACGCCGTTCTCGTCCACAAATTCCACATTCACGAGAGCGATGATTTCGGTCAGTTCGTTCGCGTCGTTTGTCTGCGGCCTCAAGCTATCAAGCCAGAGGCGTGAAGCGGTCAGCGTTGCCATGTGTACCTATGCGCTCCTGAGAAGCATGAAGGCCGGGATGAAGTTAGAAGCGTTAGAGCTGATAAACGATATATCAAATCCGCTAGTCGTCCCCCCGCCAGCCGTCGAGAATGAGCCGACCCCGGCAAGACCGCCTGTGGTCAGGTTCGTTGACCCCATAACGCCCCACACCAGGTTGCTTTGCGTGGCACCGTAAACCGCCGTGAACCTGACGTTGCACTGCGTGCCTGCCGTGAATGAGGCGTTGTTCGTCGCACTGCTTGTGCTGAAGCCAAACACTACCCAGTAAGGCCCTGGTGTCAATGAATTGGCAAACGGGAGGTCAATGTAACGAGCCGCTGAGAATGCTGTCTGAATGGCCGTTGAGACCAATGACCAGTTTGTATTGCTGATGCTGTACTGCGTCGTGAGCGTTGTACCAGCACCCTGCGCTTGGGCGCTGAACCCTTGCGTAACGCTGTACTGAGTTGAGTTCGTGATGCTGATTGAGTTGCGGAACGTAAACCCGCCAGAGCCGGACACAACAGATATAAGCGACTTGGAGCTTGCACCCGTCCCAAGGCTATAAACAACCGCATTCCAAGTCGAATACAACTCAGCAGACATATTTGCGTTTGCGGTGGCAACCGTTGCAATGGTCGTCGAGTTTGTACTCATCGACACCGGAAGGCGCATAAAGCTGAATGACCCATCCTGCGGCATCATGAAGGCCGCAGCCATCGAGACAGACTGGCCAGCCATTGCGGATGAAGAGTTGATTTGTATCGGGTGCTGCCAGCTAGAAATAGTCTCCTTGTTGCCAAATCCCAGAATGGTAATCGTCGCCGCACTACCAGCCGCGCCCGTGGATTGGCTAAGCGTGATGCCGTTCGAACCCACAAACACGACGTTGCCGGTCGTGACCGTGCCAGTGCTGCCTGCCGTGTTTCCGAGGTTGGAGACACCCGCACCAATACCACCGCCCGCACCAGCCGCAACACTCGCCGTAACGGTCGAACCATTCAGGCCGAAACTGACGCCATTTGAGTTCGAAAACACGATGCTGGCTAGATTGTTCGACGTGGTCCCGGCCGAGATGTTCACAGGGCTAGGCGCTGCCGTTGCCCCGCTCAGAGATAATTGCAAGCCCGCACTGTTCAGCGTGATGGAGCCTGAGACGTTGGCCCCGTTAAACGTGGTTCCCGTTCCAGCATAGCCACGAGCGTCAAGGCTAAGGCCGGAACTGTTGACCGTCCACGTCACATTTGACTGCGCCGTGTTCAGCCCAATGGCATCCGTCGAAGCGCGCGCCGTCGTGATGGCGTTCGTGATGAATGACGGAAACGCCATCGACAGCCCGACGCTGTTATGCGTCCCAACGACTGCCGTTCCCGCCGTCGTGGTTGACGTGAAACCCGACCCTGCATAGCCAGAAGCGTTGATGCTGATGCCGCTGGAATTCACCGTCCACGTGACGTTAGTCCCCGCGCTATTCAGCCCCACCGCATCGTTACTAGCCCGCGCCGTGGTCAGGTACGCCCCGACCGGCTGGGCAGTAGTCAGAAACGCAGGAACGCCAAGGCTAAGCCCCGCGCTGTTATGCGTGCCCACGATGGCAGTGCCCGCCGTGGTCGTGGATGTATAGCCGCTTCCCGCATAGCCGCGAGCATCGAGAGATAGGCCGCTGGAATTGACGGTCCATGTCACGTTGCTCTGGGCAGTGTTCAGCCCGACAGCGTCGTTAGAGGCCCTTGCCGTGGTCAGGTAAGCCCCAACAGGCTGGGCGGTCGTCAGGTAGTTGGTCTGGACCGTCGCCGTGACTGTTGAGCCATTCAGGCCAAACGACACGCCATTGCTGTTCGCAAAGACGAAGTTCGTCAGGTTGTTGCTGGTTGTGCCGGCAGAGATGTTTACAGATCCGCCCCCACCACCAGCCGCTGCGCTGATGTTGATAGTGCCTGCGTTAGCCCCCTGGATGCCCGACAGCGTGACGTTGTTCGAGCCGCCAAAGACAATGTTGGTCCCGGTGACTACCGAAACGCCTGCGGTATTGCCTGCCAAGGTGACAAGCTGCGCGTGCGCTTCGTTCCAGTTGCTTGGCCGGATGTTATCCGTCGCTGCAACTGTCGCAGTTGTCGCGCCATACCAGATGGTCTGCGTGCCAGTGGCGTCAGCAATCGGGCTGGAATAGGCGTGAGTGACTGCCACGCTAGTTTACCGGCTCGCGGACAATCTCCACCCGCTTCTCACCCGTGCGGGGGTCTTTGACCAACCGACGCGGCGCGGCGCTAACTTGGGCAATGGATGCAATGGCCGAAGCCGTCTGCTGCATCGCTTGAGCCGCCTGTGTCATGCCGTCAGCAGCCTGGGCCATAGCCGTGGCGCTCGCTTCCTGTGCCGAAGCAATAGCGGCCTCTGTCTGCTCACCAAGGGTCAGGCCAAACTGCGGCGCGGGCTTCATGTTGCCGGCCTGCTCACGCTGCTTGAACGCAAAGGTCATCTCAGACTGACGCGCGGAGTGGTCAAACTCCATTTTCTTCATGCGGCCCGTGTGCTCTGCCTGCATGTTCAACTCACGCTCACGCAAAGCTGCCTTGTGGTTCTCAAGGTTAGCCTGACGAATCGCCGCCATCTCAGCCGCCTTGTCCTCACGCTCAAGCTGCGCCATGTGCGCCTGTGCATCCATCTGCAATTGAGCCTGCTTGGCTTCCATCTGCATCTGCTGCTTGGCTTGTTCAGCCTGCATCGCCTGCGCATTCGGGTCTGGCTGACCCTGCTGGCTTTCCTGCGCTTGCTTCATCTTGTCGAGGAGCAGCTTCTTCTTCGGCAAGCTTGAGGCTTCAATCAGCACATCAGGCGGGATCGGGACTCCGCCTTGAATCAACTCAGCCAGTTTGGTGAACTGCTCTTCCTGAATGACTGCCGTGTCAGGCGTGGAGTCGATGACGATGTCCACGTCCATGTCAGCCGGGTTGTTCGACTGCATGACAGGCTGGCCGGTCATCGGGTCCACCTGCATCTGGCCCGTCTGCGGGTCAATCACAGGCTCTGGCATGTTCAGGCCAACAAAGCGCGGGGCGTTCTCATCGTCCGTGACCCTGATCCACTTGGGCGCGGTCCAGAACTGCTTGATGCTCTCCCACATGGCCCGGTAACAGCGCAGCTTCCAGTCATCAAAGCCCGCAAGCAATGGGGCCTGCTCTGTCATGCCAGCCTGCTGCTCGGCAAGGATAGCCCTGCCCGACTGAGACTGACCGCCACGGCCTACAATGCCCGGTGTCGGGGACTGGCGGCGCATCTCTTCCTTGGCGTCACGCAGAAGCTCAAGGTGGGCAGGCGTTAGCTGCCTGTCACCCAACTCCTCAATCTGGCCTTCGCGGGCCTCGATGATGCCGTCAGGCTTGGCCCATTCCTTGCGGACTGCGTCCACATCCAGAACCCCAGGCTCAACCCGGAGCTTGGCCACGTTCAGCAGATGGATAGCCTTCGACCGGCCCTTGTTGATCGCATCCTGCGGGCTGACCATATCCTTGACCGCGCCGTACCGCTGGTTGTCGATGTCGACGTATGCGGACTGAGCCAGGATCGGATTGCGCGGCTGCTTGGTCTTGCTGTCGAGGTACTGGCTTGGGCCTTCCTCAAGCACGCCGCCATAGACAAACACGCACTTGTTCCAGATGCCGCCGCGTCGGCTGTACATCTCGAAGCACATGATGCGGCGGGACTTCACGTCAATCCATGACCAGCCATCCTTGGGCCGGTCCTTGAACGTGTCGCCAGTGGTCGCGATGTCGAAGCTTTGCTTTATCTTGTCTTCAGCGTCTGGGTAGATGTCGATGAGATCCTGCTCATCCATCCACTTGGCGATGCCCATATAACGAGCGTCACCGAAGTCCCTGTCCCTTGAGTACGGATCGTAGAAGAACTCTTCCGGTCGGATGCGCCGAATGCCAGGCTCTTGGCCCTCGTTGATCTCGTTGATGCCCGCCACGACGCCCCAGATGAGGAAGTCTTGCAGGCATTCACGAGCCGTTGCATTGAACCGGGTCACGTCGCTGACGTAGCGCAGGCCGTCCGTGGCTACCTCTGCAGCCTCTTGGTCCTGCGGGGTTCGGCCCCAGCCCTTCGGGTCTGTGCGGCCACGCTCCACGATCCCGATGATGGCATTAATCGCGGGCTTGATGTGATTGAACGCAAGTGCGGGCTGACCACGGGCCTCAAGTGTCCTGCGCTCGCTGTCCGTCCACTGGTCGCCGTCGTAGTACCGCTGGAAGACCTGAGCCGCACGTCTTGCAGCGTCGAGCATGTCCATTGACACAGTGGCTTTGCGCTTTACCGTTTCGAGGTAATTATCCTCGGCCTTCTGGTCTGCAATCTTGCGCTTTGCCATTATGCTGTCTTCCATCCGCCCGAAGCGGCCAAACTGCGGTTTCTCGTGTAACGATCCACCGGATTACGTGAGTGATCTACCTTCGTCAGAAGTGCTGGCCATGCCTCGTAGACCGCGCGGCCTATCAGGCTGCAGCAGTCCACCGCGTCATCATGTTTGCCGGCGGGAAAGCGTATCAGCTGGTCAACAACCTCACCAGCCCACGGGGACTTGGGGAAGCTGACCTTGCCGTTAGCTGCCAATGCCTGGAATGCTCTAGCCCGTGTCGGCTTGTCGTGGATGGATGCCACCCATTCGATGGACGCCCACGTCTTGCGCTCGTCCATGCGCTTCTTCAGCGGGCCTTCAATGGCTCGCTTGATGACACCACTTTCAGCGAACCAAGTGAGGGGCTTATGCTTTCCAATGAGGTCGCACCAACGCTCGATCCATACGCTGGCATCAGTTTGTCCACGCCACCAATCGACCGCGTAAATCGTGCTATCTGGACCCACGCCCCATACGGCGTGCTCTGTATAATCCCCCCCACCGTCAGTGACAGCGAAGTCAGAGGTGCCGAAGAGGTTGACCTTGGGTCGCTCGTCATGGGTCTTGAACCATTCCCGTCTAAAGAACGTGCCCTCGTCAGGCTGCGGATCTTGCTGGAACAGCGCAGAGAAGAACCGGGGCAGCGAGTTCGCTCGGATGCGGTCCAGAGATTGTAAAGGGTAAGCTTCCGGCCAGAGCGCCGCCCCGGAACTGTCTATGGCGGGAAGTTGGACTATTTCCCACTTGTCGCCGCCGTTGTTCTGTTGCTCAAGCAAGAAGCCTGAGAGGTCGTCTTCGTGCATCCGATGGTTTATCAGGATGATAGCGCCACCAGGCTGAAGCCGGTTGTAGACGCTGCCCTGATACCATTCCTTCACGGCCTTGCGCTCTAGTTCGCTCTGAGCATCCGCCATGGAGCCGAAGGGGTCGTCGATGATGAACTCGTCAGCACCCTTGCCGAGAATCTGGGACCCCACACCGACCGAGTAGAAGATCCCGCTTTTGTTTGTGTGCCACCTAGCAGATGCCTGACTATCCTCGGCCAGCCTGACTTCAGGGAATAGACGACCGTAATCCTCGCTCCTGATGATGTTTCGAACTTCACGGCCAATATCGGCCGCAAATTCAGCAGAGGCGGACGCTGCGATGATCTGGCGATGCGGGAAGTTCCCTAGGCAGAACGCTGGATATCGTCTTGAGGCTAGTTCAGTCTTCCCGTGCCTTGGAGGCATCAGGAGCATGAGGCGGTCTACATCGCGCCTCATGACCCGCTCAAGTTGCTCGGCAACTATGCGGTGGTGTCGGGCGGTCTTGTAGCGGTCGTAGGTGTATTCAGTGAACCCTATCAGGCTTTGTCTTGCCTGCCGGCGCTTCAACAGTTCCGTTGCTGCTTCCACGACTTGCGATGATGGCTGCAAGTTCTGCGTCGGTGAGTTCTGAGACTGCGCGCTCATGTGTCGTTGTTACGTCCAGGCTCTGCGGGGCCTTGCCGTCAATGCGGTCGCCTATTTCCTTGATGGCTTGCATGTCGCCTTCAACGGCTGCTTCCACGCATTTCTGCGCTATTTTGGCCAACATCGTGCGGCCTTCGGCGTCAGTTCTGGTTGTCGCAAGGATGAGCGCATCACGCCATCTCTTGTCCGACTTCCTGCCTAAACCTGACATGCCCTAATCTTTGCCTAACTATTTGATGTTGAAATATTATTGCGCGGCGAGGCCTGGTCTTGAACCATGCGATCAGACGCCGTGTTCTCTGGCACCTGCGCCCTGATCTGCTGCTCAAGGTTGGCAAGCAATTGGGCGACTTGGCGATACGGCATGTTGGCAAGGGCGGCACCAACTAAGGCCGCCTCTTCGTGTGTCAGGTTAAGTTTAAGCACCGATAAGCCCGTGTGTTGTGAGTGCTGCCTGCAGTGCCATGACGCGGCCAGCAAGCTGTGCGGTTGTCACTGTGGCGGTGTCGTAGCTCGTGGCTTTGTTCGTCGTGCCGGTCATTGCAGTCCAGCCCGTGTCTCTGGCCCCGACTACCTTTAGCGATGACACGCGGAACTCTGTGTCTGAGCGGATAGCGAGGGGGCTGATGACTGAGGTGCTGTAGATCTGCAGGGCCGATGTGTTGCTGATGACGAAGTGCCAAGCGCCAAGGCTTGAACTGTACGTCTGGTAGCTATTGCTGACTGATGACGGGAACCGACTTAGCCCGCTTGTGTCTGTCGCGGTTACGTTGCCGTAGATCCTGTCATCTGCCTTTAGGCTGATTGCCGCCTTGTTACTGTCGAAAGTGCAGAAACTGAGGTCAAGGCCAAAGCGGAATAAGCCGGACGCGCTGAATGCGCTGTCAACAGCAGCAGACCCTTGGCTCTGCGCCCTGAAGCCTGCCCACCAAGCGGCCTTCGCCCCTGTTGCGTCCGTCCTGCTTAGGTTGACTACCCACCCGATGCCGGCGACATCGTTCCCGTTGTCTTCCAACAAGAACTCGCCAGGGTTCAGATAGGCACCATCAACTGAAGCCCCAAGGTTGCCCCCGACAATGACTGCTGCCGGGTTGGCAAGGAAGTTTGTAGACCCTGACCGGGTACTGCCGACCCCACCCGTTACCCACAGACCGTAGACATCCCCTTGCCCGTCATTCTGGAGACGAACCCTAAGCGCAGCTATACCAGTTCGGCCATCGTTGCCGCTTGTTGACTCGTTCCAGCCGCTTTCGTTGTCCAACCACACATAAAACGGCATGGCCTCTGGGATTGATTCATATCCCGTCGCGGGCTGGCCTAATGTGCTGGTGCCTGTGACCTTGTGATAAACCGGGAACCGGACGCCCTTCAGGTCGCCAGAGAATGACGTGTCAATGGTTGCATGAGCCGATCCGTCATCAACGGGCAGCGCCGAAATAGTGGTCTTGTAATACGACCGCTCAAAGATGACGCCGTTAGCAGTCGTGAACGTGTCGAGGTTGCTGGCGCTTGTGGTCCGCTTGTAAAGCCCGCCTCTGCCATCCGCTGCCGATGTGTAGCCCGACACCCAAATGTAATTGACCGAATCGCCGGGGTTGGTGGCCTGCGCCTGTGCAACAGTCTCGAAGAACTGCGCCGTGTTCTGAGGGACACTAGCTATATTGGGTAAAAAAAAAGCGCTTCCGGCTCTTGGCTGGATCGTTATGCGAAATTCTTCAATATCCCCACTGGATGTCGTGACCTTGAAGTCAACATAGCCGAAGCCCTTGAGCCTCTGGGTGATTCGCGTGGTGGTGTTGGATGTGTTTGTAACCGTGACGCCTGTTGGGGTCCGGGTGACGCTGGAGATCGTAGCGCCGTCCAGATAGCTGGACATGTCCACGATG